AGCCGAGGACGTTTCAGCAAGAGCGCCAAATTAAAAAAGAAGGGACAAGAGGTCCTTGAAGATTTCGGTTTCTTAGACGAGGCTGATAAAGAAAACCTATTTGACTTAATTGCACAGGAGTTCCCAGACCTATGAATAAAAATGATCTTTTAGTTTGCGCGCAGCAGTGTCTCAAAGACAAGGAAAGTTGCGACGCTTCAGGATGTAGATTTAACATTGATTACAAAGAAGAATATAATTGTTCTTTAATCTCAATCTACCAGAATGGTGCCATGGCCTTGAGAGATGTTGCTAAGCGCGAAGGTCTTTCTTTCGCGCGGATAAAACAAATCCAAGACAAGGCACTAATTAAATTACAGAAAAGACTTTCCAAAGAACAAATTTATGATTTATTGGCAAGTTGAACACTATTTATTTTGAGTTTTTAAGGAGAACTAAACAAAATGGCCCGTAAAACACTACTAACAGAATCAGAAATTCGCCAGTTCATGAAATTGGCAAACCTCAAGCCTCTTCAAGAGATGGGCGGCATAGGATACGATATGCCCGGCGCTCGTGACGAAGAAGAGGAAGAGGAAGCTCCCGGTATGCGTGATGATTACATGCAGGAAGCCGAGGAAGAAGAAATGGACGCAGAAGCTCCAGCACCCGAGGGTGATATGGAAATGGATATGGGCGCTGAGATGGGTGAAGAGCCCGACGGCGACATGGAAATGGATATGGGCGCTGACATGGACGCCGAGATGGGCGAGATGGAAGGCGGCAAAGAAGAGCAGTTTGCGGACATCGTAGACAAGCTCGCAGATCTACTCGGCCTTGACGCTGATGTAGAGGTCGGTGAAGAGGAGATGGAAATGGGGGGTGAAGTTGAAGCCGAAGAAGGTGGTGATCCAGTGGGTGATGCCGCTCCCGAAGCAGGAATGGAGATGGATGTCGAAGACGACGAAGAAGCAGAAGAACCAATGATGGAAAGCGACGAAGACATTGTACAAGAAGTCGCTCGCCGCGTTGCTGCACGCCTTCTCCGTGAGAAAAAGCAGGATGATATGGCGAACAAGCTAGCCGAACGTATCTTCCGCCGCCTTGCTTCAAAATAATAGCTTGACCAAGTTCTCATAAGCCGTTATAATAATCATCTAGGTAACCATCCTAGGTGATTATTTTTTTTGGAGGTTTGATGTTCTGGTATTTTCTAACAGCGATAACTTGTTTGGCTCTCGGATGCCTAATCGGCTTTCTGGTTTCCATTAGGAATACAGCAGGGACATCAGTAGCAATTGTCCGAATGGCAAACATTGTCGGACTCTCCATCTTAGTGAAGTGCATAGAAGAGTTTAGTTATGCCAACACCGTCAAACTATCTGCACTGCGCGATAGAGGTTTGACCCGAGACGACGAAGCTTATAGAGCAGAAAAGCAGATTCAAGAGAAGATTATGTTGAACTTCAAGGACGGAGCCGTAAAGCATTTGACCTTAGCACACTCTGGAATTTTCAGAAAAGTCATGCCTTACACTGATTGGCGTTCTGCTATGAGATTTTTAGAGAGTAATAAACAATTAGCAATTCTATTTAGAACAGGAGCCGAAAATGATTAAAAAGATTATAGGAAAGATTCTAGAAAAGTTATCAAAGAAGCCGGTCGCCGAAAGCGCACCTGCTACAGAAAATTTGAAGCCCATCAGCCTCAGTGAGATGCTTGGTGGTTCGCCAGAGCCAGAGTTGCGAGTTATCGGACTTTATTCAGACGTGAACGATGAGAAGATCGCTGAATTAACACAGGCTCTACTCTATCTAAACGAGACTAACAAGATGCGAGATAAGGAAAAGGAAGAGTCTAAGCCCATCCAATTTTTTATCAACACCTACGGAGGAAGTGCAGACGATATGTTCGCCCTCTATGATGTTATGGAAACAGTCAAAGAAGAAACAGAGATTCACACCATTGGCGTCGGCAAGGTAATGTCTGCTGGGACTCTTCTCCTCGCAGGGGGAACCAAGGGCAAGCGCAAGGTTGGCAAGAATTGTCGCATAATGATTCACAATGTGGCGGCAGGTAACTTCGGCATCCTTCCAAACCTAGCGAATGAATTAGAAGCTATTCAACAGCTTCAGGATGATTACATCACTGCTATGGTAGAGAACACCAAGTTCACCCGCAAGAAATTAGAGAAGCTGCTTAATCAAAAGGTTAACATCTATCTTGATGCTGAAGAAGCGGTCAAATATGGTTTAGCCGACGAAATAATGTAAGGAGTAGCTATGTCTGATAGTTTATTGAATTTGCTTGAGATCTTCAACGAGGTTCTTGAAGAGGGATTCCCAATAGGAGCAGATTTAGAAAAAGCAAAGAATCACCTAACCGGCCCCCGGAGAGAGAAAGCTAGAAATTGGCTTCAAAAAAACTTTGAGAAGATAGAAGCAATGCTGATGAGCCCCCCCTTTGCACTGGGGACTGGCAGGGATTCAAACTATGTCAAGATAAGACCCAAAAGCAAAGAAGATTCGGCTCAACTTTATCTTAAATTCAAAGATGATAAGGTGGCTGGTCTGAAAATCGGTAGAGGCTCGACAGATGGGCCGACCAGAGGCGCTAAATCAGAGAAGCAACTATTAGACCTTTTCGCTTCTTTTCGTGATGCCGAGATTGATGAAAAAGAATTTTTTGATTTTGTTAACAACGCCAAACCAGGACAGCCCGGACCCGATCTGAGTTTAGGGTTTCGCTCACCTGATGGCTCTGTCGATGCCTATGTTGATATTGAAATAAAACATAGGCTCGGCAGTAACGCAGAATTTATTCAAATAGCGACATTGCCAAAAAGCTTTGTAAAATACGATGAAGATAGTCCGCAAAAAAAGATTAGAGAACTTTACAGAAAAGGCAAGGCAGCAAGCTCAGAAGAAGTCAAGGGGCAATTAAAAAGAAAGTTCTCAGACATTGACTTGTTTTACATAGCGGACAGGTTTTACACTCCCGAGGTTGTGTTTGATGATCCCGGCAGTGTGTTTGAATATGTTAAGCGCGAGGCAACCAAAAGTGGGAGGAAAGGGCCTAGATTGAATGTTTGCCTTTATTCCATTGATAAGTCCAAGGGGTTTGGTGAAGAGGATTTGGGCAAGCTGGGTAAATTCTTTGAATAAAGCTTGACAAAAGCTTAGAAATGGTTATAATATAAACAACACACGGAGGACTCATGACCAACAAAATGGTCTTCGCTAACAACGAAGAACTACGACAGAAGATTCTAAACGGAGCAAACATTCTCGCAGACTATGTTTCTTCTACTCTCGGACCAAAGGGCAGAACCGTTCTGCTCAAAGAGCACGACAAGCCTGCTTTTGCGACAAAAGACGGAGTCACGTGCGCTCAATTTGTCCAACTTGATGATCCTTTCGAAAACGCTGGCGCCCAGATTATTCGCCAAGCAGCAAACGAAACTAACACAAGCGCCGGAGACGGCACAACCACTGCCACTGTTCTTGCGAGAGCGATCCTAAACGAAGCACAGCGGCACATAGTCGCCGGCGTTTCGCCAATCGAACTACAAAGGGGAATAGATGCCACAGTTGCAGAAATCAACAAAAACCTTACGGAGATGGCAAGACCGGTTACTAGCATTGAAGATATCAAACACATCGCCACTATTTCAGCCAACAACGATTCGACTATTGGTGATCTGATTGCTCTGGCTGTTGATAAAGTTGGACAAGATGGCTCTATCACAATTGAAGAGTCTCGGTCTTTAGAAACCTCTATCGATGTTACAGAGGGCTTCCGCTTTGCCGCTGGCTACTGTGCTTCTGCGTTTGTTAACGATGAGCGCCGCAACATTATGCATCACGAAGAACCGCTTGTGTTGGTCACTGATTATAAGATTGTCCAGGTAGAACAAATCCTTCCGATTCTTGAGTTGGTCTCAAGAGAGTCTCGACCCCTGATCATTGTTGCTGAAGACCTTGAGGGGCAGGCGCTTGCCGCAATGATTATGAACGCAATGCGAGGCTCTTTGAAGATTGCCGGCATCAAAGCCCCGTTTTATGGAGAAGAGCGCCGAAACTTGCTTTCTGACCTCGCTCTATCAACTGGTGCGACATTCATTACCCGAGAATCAGGCCAGAAGCTACAGACCACAACCTTGGCACAACTTGGCTCTGCCAAGTCTGTTGAGAGCACGAAGGTCGGCACCATTATTGTTGGAGGCAACTGCGACTACGAAGGAGTCGAGACACGAATTGGTAGCCTGAAAGCCGAGATCTCTAACACAGATGACTTTGCCGAGTGCGAACGAATTCAAGGTCGCATTGTGCGACTATCTTCAGGTGTTGCTGTTGTCCATGTTGGCGGCGCAACCCAGGTAGAGATGACCGAACGTAAGCATCGCATTGAGGATGCATTGGAGGCAGTGAGATCTGCTCAGGAAGAGGGAGTAATCGGCGGTGGTGGCACGGCGCTGCTAAGAGCCAGCCAAGCCATTACGATTACAACTGACCACGAAGAGCAAGCAATTGGAATGGTAATTGTAAAGAATGCCTGTGAGGCCCCCTTTCGCCAGATGTGTAAGAACAGCGGAAAGAGTGAAGACCTGCTATTGAATCATGTCCTCAGTGAGGCAGAAGGAATGGGCTATGATTTCCGGTCAGGTGTCTTGGTAGACCTCTATGGCAAGGGGATTCTAGACCCAGTTAGGGTAACCAAGTCCGCACTAAAGAACGCAGCTTCTTGCGCCGGCACACTGATTACCACTAATTATGGAATTATTCAGGCAGAACAATGATAAAAGGCGACTTAGTTCACATTCCACAGGGTGCTTTCTTAATAAGAGAGTTAGCCCCCACGACGACAAGTGATGACTATCTAAAATTGAAAAAGCCCCTCAAGGCTTTGTTCTGGGAAAGACACGGAAAAGATCCAAAATGGGTCTCTGTTTATGTCAGAGATCAAATTTGGGTAGTGCGAATGAAAGATGTTTATCCAATAGCAAAGGAGTTGGAAAATGCTAGTTAGACTTACAGAGATATGCGGAACGGGTGCTGTAACAAGCGGGCGCCGTTATTCATTGCGAGAGGTTTTTGTAAACCCAGAGCACGTTGTTATGGTAAGAGAGGAACATCAAATCCGAGCCCTCAACGAGGCAGAGATGCTTACCGAGGGGTTAAAGAAAGGCCATCGCTTCTCCAAGATCACAATTGACAAAGGCACTACTGGAACAGAGATAGTCGTAGTTGGGGATCCCAACGCAGTAGAGACGGCCCTGAATAGCCGCAGCCAACTACTGAGAGGTTAAAAATGAGACAACGAGTAAACATTCAGTATTCCGTTGAACTTGACGAGCTTGATAAAGAAGTCAATAGGCTTTTTGATAACACAGGAAAGAAATTGGCAGAGCTTACTCCCTGCTCTTTCAGCTATGTTCCTATGGACCTTAGCGGAATTGAGATGATTGATGACTTGCGACAGAAATTAGCAAGAATAGACATAGCCTTGGGGGATGTTCAAAACATTGTTGAGGGTTATGTCCGCTTCAAGTCAGCACCACCAGAGCAGGAACACAAGCCGCCAGAGCCTTCGGGACTCCCTGATGTAGGGGATCTACAAGGCAGAGTGGCCCAGTTTAAGGAGATGTTAGATGCGCAGTCCAATCAAGAACCTCAAGAAGAGAACGAATAGCCTTTCGGTAATCAAGGACATCATCCCCAAAGGTTCTATTGTAGAGAGTCATCTGTTTTATGATGGCTCTCTTGAGTTAAGCCTTGCTGAAGATGATAGATTTGTGGTGGCGAATGCTTCAAAATATGTTGTCTATGAGTTCTGGGCTTGTGCTTTGGAGAATCCAAAGAAGATAGCCGACATAGCAAACCATCTTTTTCCTTCTTTGAACGAACAGACTTTTGACATTCTACAGAAAGACTGGGCTCGCTACAAAGATCCCTATGTTCGATCTGCTTTCTTCTTCCTTCTCAACAGGTGTAGTGCTCTTGGAATGATTACCCACGGAGAGTTCGACACCAAGAACTACAACCCCTTCGCGACCAACGACTTGCGTCAGTTTGCTCCAAAAAACTTTCACCTTATTGGGAGTCCAAATAAAAAAATGGAGGAAACCATAGGCGTTGTAGAGGAAGCAACACACATCTTTATCCACGCCGGCAGGTTCTCATTCAACCTATTCCAACACGGAGCGACCGAATCCCTGGAGGAGACAAAGTTTAACCACAACAATCTGTTAGACTCTCTGTTCTCAATGGACAAAAAGGCGGCAGTGGTTTACGATTTCCACCCGAGACTCAAGACCTACAAAGACAAGTTTAACTTGACTTTCTTAGATGAATCGGGTAAACTAACAAATGAACAAAACGCAAAGGAAATAATTCTACACAATGATTAACAAACTGCTAATTGCTACGGCGCTCTTTATTATTGGGCAAACAATAACTTGGTTTTCATCCTATTCTCAATTTGTTTGGGAGTGGGCAAGGGAAAACACAATTTGGATTGCTGTTGTGAGCGCAATACCATCTGCACTGTGTTTCATTTATGGATTACGTTACGCCTACGAATTTTTTCAAAGTGGTTGGGCACCCCGGTTTTACATATTCGCCCTGTCATTCGTTGTGATGCCGGTTTTTTTCTGGTATTTTATGGGTGAAGTATTCTTCACAACAAAAAACATTATGTCGTTTGCTCTCGCAACCGCAATTATCTACATCCAAATGAGGTTCAAATGAGAAAAGTAAATAAGAAATGGGGCCACGAGTTAATCTGGGCCGAAACAGCCAACTATGTTGGCAAGCTGCTCCACATCAACGCAGGACATCGCCTATCATTGCAATTTCATAGAGTGAAAGAAGAGACAGTCTATGTGCTCTCTGGCACTCTCTACATTTATGACGACGAAGATAAAGTCATAAGGCTATCTCCCGGCGAGAGCTTCCACGTCAACCCCCTGCAAGTCCATCGCTTTGGTGCAAACGAGAGCGATGTTGAAATAATGGAAGTTTCTACCCCACATCTTGACGATGTTGTGAGATTAGAGGACGATTACGGCAGGAAATAGAAAAAACAAAACTATTTATTGGGTAACAGGAGAAAATGATGTCGTTTGCTACTGATAAATGGTTCCGCCACCTTCGCGAAGAACTGCTAACCGAGGGTCTGGGCGATATAGGGCTTAGTGAGGACAATGTAACTAGGATTAGAATGGAACTCCCCGACGCCAGCGAGAAAGGTCGCGTATGGGTCGGGAATGCTCTAAAAGAATACGGACTACGCGGACCAAGACGAGCCCGAGTCTTTGAAGAGTATAAAGACATCGAGGAAGCCTACAAAGTCCACTTCCAAAAAGGTGACTTCAACATCCTAACGCAGTACGCGGAGACTATTGACAGACAACAAATCAAGAAATGGCCGAAAGCCAAAAAGTCCTTCATCAAGAACTCCCTCAAGTTAGGTGTCAGCGATGCGATTATAAACACCGTCACGCTTTTTTTTGATGAGGTGGAGGGCAAAACTTTTAGTGACTTTATGGGCAAAATAGAAAATGTCGTTATTACTCTCAACCAGAACCCCAACAACTACGAGATGATAAAGGACTTCCCGCCCAGTGATTGGGATGTAGCAGAAAAAGAATGTTATCAGTTTCAGCAAAACCAAGAAGATCCCGACCAAATCCTTCACACATTTGAGGACGGCTCTTATTGGTATGATCTTCAGTCCGGAATGTGCTCGACGGAGGCGGACAGGATGGGTCATTGTGGAGCAGACAGCAGAGGCACACTATACTCTCTACGCAAGAAAGATAAGGGTAAAAAGCTCTCAAAATCTTATGTGACCATTTCTCATAACTCCTACAGCAAGACCATTTTCCAAATTAAAGGAAGGTCCAATGCTGCTCCTCCCGAATCCGTTTGGGGACACATTGCTTGGTTTATCGATAACACAGGGACCGTGAGGGTTGAAGAAAGGGGTGAACACTCTAGCGACCAAGAAGGTTTTAATAGGATGACCGTTGGGCTGTTAGAACGCACAGACGGAGTAGAGTTCCCAAACAGCCCTGAAGAAAGAGCCAAAGAATTCCTCGAAGAGTGCGAAAACGTCCGAGAAACATATTACAACACTGGCAGGTTAAAAGGCGTCCACTTGGACGGAGTTTCCATCGAGGGTCCCCACGAAGAATACATATACTGGCACGACCGCGTTGAATGGATTGTAGTCCCGATCCTAAGTATTGAGATGACGGACGTGCTGGCTGCCAAGTTCAACAAAGACGAAGGGGGCATCAAAGAGGCAATCATAGACATTATCAACGAAGAAGACCGGATCCCCATCTCCGATCAACGGCAGTGGGAAGTACAAATTTTTTCTGCGACCGCTGTCGAGGCTTACCTTAATCAGTTGGAAGATTATCAGCGCCCTGATAAAGCAAACTACTATTATGGCTTTTATGATCTTAGTGGAATTGAAGACTATTTTATGTATAGCAACGGTGAAACCACGTCGCCCACTGGCTACGAAGAATTTTTAGACATAGCTTCAGAATTTGTCCAAGATGTTTACCAAGCGCAGGACAACATCCAAAGTCTCTTGATAGAAAGAAAGCTACTGAACCGATCGGGCGTAATGAACTACGCTGACAAAGTTAAAGAAGAATTCAACAACTTCCGAGTCGTAGAGCGTGCTCGGAGCAATGAAATTGATGTTGTGTCTTCGGGTGTTCTGTTTAACACCACATTAGACGAGATGGACACCATTCTCTTCGCACTCAACTTTGCAGATCATCCTACAATAAGAGGGGGCTTGCGACGCAACGACTATGCATCCACTCCTGCTTTCAGGAATGAGATAATAGAAGAATTGGCCAAATCAGAAAAGGCTGCCGCAGATTTTGCTAAAAAGCAAATGAAGCTAAACTATGGTCCAGAATACGAGAAAAAGATCGACAGTCTATGGGACACAGCAAAGCTTTCAGGCTTCTTTGAGTCTAATTTGTATGCTGGCATCAAGATGATTCGCAGCAAAACTACCGAGAACCCACGACCCGCTCAAATATTAGACTCTACCGTAAACCGATTTGACTACAAGTTCTCACTGAAGATCACAGGCGACACATTGCCAGCCTTTGGTCCCTTTATGGAATATTATGACAACAATTTTGAGTTAATCACAAATGCCTTTTCAAAAGTAGTCAAGAAAATGATTGCCGATAGGCTGAAGGACTTCAAAGCCAAGACAGGCAGCGACACAAACTTGCCTCTACAAGAGGCGCGCCCCAATCCAATTGATGTGCGAATCTACGAAATTGATTTTGTTATGTCTTACCCCCTCGGTCAGGGCTTTGAAATCACCGACATCCACAACATCATTCGTGCGATTCCAGATGTGACAACCGTTCGTTCAGTTGGCAACGCCAAGAAGTCCCAAGGCAACAGAACTATCACCTTACAGAAACTAAAGTTTGCTTTACGAGGACAGAAAAACAGAATGGAGTGGGTCAAGCAGGTTTTGCTCCCACAGATCCGCAAGATTAACAGCAACATTCGCATCCACAAAGTTGATCGTGCTGATTTGGTTACGACAAGCAAGCAAAGACTAGAAGAATACTTCTTGGGATCATCTCGCCGCCAATCGCCGGGCAGAGCAACCCCTGTTCCGACAATTCAACAACTCACAGCCGATTGGGTTGAGGGTGGAGTGATGTATGATAGCCCAACTAATTTCAATCTAACTCGTTATAGCGTTATGATGCCCGTGGAGGATTTGGAGCACTTGTTATCAAGAGTCCCGCGCAAACACGGTCACCACTTCGACGCCGGCTATCAGAAATTTATAGAAATGGGTCCGCACGACCCTATTTACTTAGCGATAGGTAAAAATGGGAGAGCGAAGATCACCGGCAATGAAGACGATTTACGTTATGCTATCAAAGCGGGAGTAGAAGAGGTTCCGGTGTTCATTTCTTACCAGCGTCAGGTTTAGGAGAGCAAAGATGAGAAAAATCCAGAAAGCTTTGAGAATTATAGCCTATGGCACACTTTTTGGATTGGCCCTCTTTCTTTATCTCTTTAATGTTCCACAAGAACAGAAGACTATTCACTCTGCTGATAAGTTGTCGAATAGCTACACGATAAACGAAAAGCAAGCCGTTCGTCATTCGGTCAATTCAGCCGTTCAGGTTTTCTCGATCAAACAAGGCGAGTTTAGTTTATCATCGTTGAGCGGCACCTATTTTACTCACGCCGACAAGTTCTATGTTCTTACCTCTGCTCACGGCATCATCGGGGAGTGTTCGTTAATAAGAGTTTCTCACCTAAAAGAACAATCTAATTGTGTAGAGA